CCTTCACTGAGGGTGGTATCAAAAAGGTTCGTCGAGATTACACAGCCATCTCGGTTATTGGTTGGGATGAAGACGGCTACTTGTACGTGCTTGAACAGAAAAGATTTCAGACCTCAGATATTGAGAAGTACTACAACGAGCTTATGGAGCTTTGGGAGTACTGGAGATTCAAAGAGGTCAGCATTGAATCCAACGTAGGTGGTTCAGTTGTAGTTAACTTCATACAGAACGAAGTGCGGAAGCACACAACAAATCTTGTAGTGAAGGGGATACAGTCTTCTAAGAACAAACAAGAGCGTATCGAATTAACGCTGATACCTCTGTATCGAAACCAATCCGTGTTTCACTTCAAAGGTGGCTACTGTAAGCAACTAGAAGAAGAACTCCGATTGACAAGACCTCCTCACGATGATTTAAAAGATAGTTTGTACATAGCAGTGGCTAATTCTCCTAGACAGAGAAAGCCAAGTCATAGCTTCAAGAGTTCAAACAGATCCTCTTCTGTAGTACAAGCTGGAAACAGATTCCATAATAGACGGAGGCGGGCATGATGATTATGTACGGAAGATTCGAATGTGTGGGTGGCCAACTTTTCATATGGAAGCATAATGAAAACATCGACATGTCTGCCGACGATCAGTACTTACACAACATTAAACATTTTCCCGACTTTAAGGTGATGCTAGGAGGTTCTTTTGAGCACGCAACCTTTAACAATTACAAGGTACAATGAGGACAACATTGCTGCTGCTGAAATAGCTCGCATGTGGTTCGAATGGAATAACTTCCGAGTTAACGCTAGAAACCTCTGGGGCGAGATAGATAGCTATATCCACGCAACAGATACCTCAAGTGTTAGCTACAACGAAACAGATCACAAGACAATGATTCCAGTGATCTCTGAGATTCACGAAGATCTGAACGCTATTATGTACGGCACAGTGTTGCCACATGAGGATTGGTTAGGTTGGAGAGGCTACGACATGGAGGCTGTAACAGTCTCTAAGCGTAAGAAAGTCTTATCCTATATCAAACACCTCCACACTGTTAACGGATTCCGTCAGGCAGTACGGAGCTTCTTAGATGACTACAGTCGATATGGTAACTGCTTTTGTCAAGTTCAGTACCAAGACAACACCGTGGTTGATGAACAGGGTAATGTAGTCTCTGGTTTTAGCGGAGCTGTCCCTGTTCGAATCAGTCCTTACGATATCGTGTTCAATCCGACAGCTAAGACCTTTGATGCAGCTCCTAAGATCATTAGAACAATGATGTCTGTCGGTGAGTTCGTCCAGTGGGCTAAGTTACAGCAAAGCTTAGGTATCGAGATCAAAGATGAAGTAATCGACCAAGTCGTTGCACATAGGGGTCAAGGTACAAACAACACTGATACCAGTAATGTTCAGAAGAACAACCAGTACGTCCCTGATGGTTTCGGTACAATCGAACAGTACTACATCTCAGGTTTCGTAGAAGTTCTCTGGTTCTACGGAGACATCTTCGACTTAGAGACCCAAGAGATCCATAAGAACAGATGTATTACCGTAGTTGACCGAAGCACTGAGTTGTTCAATATTGAAGAAAAGAACAGCAGAATTTATAAAGGTTCTTGGAAACCTCGTCCAGACAACCTCTGGGCACAGGGCGCTCTTGATAACATCGTAGGCATTAACTACATGGTCAACCATCGAGAGAACAGCAAGAACGATGCCATTGATAGGTTCATCCATCCTGATCGAGCTTTTGTCGGAGATGTGGATGAGATCTACGATGAGAACACCGGACAAACTAAGTACATTATGCCTGAAGGTGGAAGTGTCACAGATATTCGACCTGATGCTACTGTACTTACTTTTAATAATGAAATCGACATGCACCTCGACTTCGCACGAAGGGCAGCTCGTCTTCCTCAACAACTTAGTGGTTTCCGAACCGCAGGAGAGAAGACGGCGTTTGAAGTCCAAGCTCTGAACGATGGTGCGTTCCGTGGTTTCATAAACAAAGCTGAGCAATTCGAACAAGAGTTCTTGGAGAAGATAATCACTGCTGAGATCGAAGTAGCTAAAGAACACTTCAGTTCCGTAATCAAAGTTCTGGAAGAAGACTCAGAGGGTATCTTCCGAATGTTAGAAGTGACCCAAGATGACTTAAGTGCTAACGGGAAGTTAGTTCCTTACGGTGCGAGACGATTCGCTAGGTCTCTTCAGCAACAGGCAGGTCTGAACCAGTTAGCTAACAGTAACTTGAATCAGATGATTGCTCCACATGTGAACACTTGGAACATGGCACAAGCTGTGAATGAAGTGTACGGGTTTGGAGATTACAACATGTTTGGTAAGTTTGCAAGCATTGAGGAGCAGACCGAAGCTCAACGTATGCAAGCACTGGCTGCTGAACAACAAGTTAATGAGCTATCTGAGCCTACGATGTCTGAAATGGTTATGGATGCGGAGGAAGAGATTCCAGATGACGTTTAAGATTCCTGCATTTATGAGCAAGATGTTCAGCTCAGCTAAGACTAAACAAGAAAAAGATACATTAGTTTAATCCTATAAGAACTGGTATCACAATGAAATAACACAAGAGTTTATCAAAGACCTTGAGAAAGCTCTTGAAGAACTTCAGGAAGAGGAGGATAAGAAGTTCGACTTCACCTCCCTGTTCCAGAGTAAACATGTCTCTGCCAATTACAAAGGACAGAGAACGATCTTGAAGAAGATCATTAAAAAACTAAACTACCAATTATAGGTGAACTATGTCTGACCAGACTTTAAACCCTCAGGACAACCCTAACCAAGGGCAACAGGGATCTCCATTGTTTTCAGTAGGTGATCGCCAGTACGACGCAGAAGCGGCGCAGAAAAAAATTATTAACGCTGACAATCACATCAATACTATTGAAAGCGAAAACGCGACTTTAAAACAGAAGATGTTGGAAATGCAAGCTCAGTTAGACCAAGCAACTAAGCTAGATGATGCCTTAGCTCAGCTAGGACAACAGCAAACTCCAGCACCTCAGCCCACAGAAACACCAACTCCTGTGGATGTCGAAGCCTTGAAAGCAGATTTGCTTAGACAGGCACAAGAAGCCGCTAATAACTCAGTAGCTAGTTTCCAACAACAGCAGATCGCAGGTGCAAACCAAAACGAAAGCATCTCAGCGGCTCAGAAGTTCTATGGAAGCGAGTACGAAAGTAAGCTACGAGAGAAAGGCGCAGAATTAGGTTTGGATGACACAGCTATTGTAAATATGGCTAAAGGTAATCCAGTCCTGTTCAAAAGAACCTTCGGGTTAGAAGGAAATCCTAAAGTTACTCCAAACGTGGACGGCTCTGTTAACACAGGTGGTATGAACCCATCAGTTAAGCCAGACCTGAAGCCTATGGGTAAGCAATGGGGCAGCACCGCTAAACTAGAAGCCCTTAACCATAATGAAGCGCAGATTGCTAAAGTCTTAGCAGATCATGGTGGGGACTTAGCATCGGCAGCCCGTTCTTTAGGAATTGACATTAAAAACTTTGCAGGTTAATCCTGCTTTATTGAGGAAATATAAATGAGTGTTTCAACTCCAGCGAATAGTCAAAATATCATTCGCCAGTTTTTGTATGCGCAGGAACTACAAGCGCGTTTACGTGACTGGTTGATCGGTCGTCCATTATTCAACGATCGTACTGCTGAATTCGGCGACGGTGATGAACTAACCATCACACAGATCGGTCAGCGTGCATTGAAGGATCACTTGGACGGCTCTGCAATTGACTTCACCAAAATCGACACATCTCGTATCGTGCTTAAGGTAACTGAGGCATACGAAGATGGTTTCGCGGTGACAGACGACCTAAAAGAAGATTCACATCAGTTCGCGGCTTACTGGGCTAAGAACGTTGACGAATCTGGCCTAGCTTTCGAACGTCAACTTGAGTCTGACGTACTAGCGGTAGCTAACCAACAAACTGCTAACGATCCTAACTTGATCAACGGTCAAGCTCACCGTCGTGTAGCGGGTTCTGGTGGTACTGCGGGTATTATTACTATCGAAGACTTCAACCGTATGAAGCTAGCTTTCGATAAGGCTCGTGTTCCTGTTGAGAACCGTGTGGCAATCGTTGATCAAGTTAGGA